CAAGGCTCACGGCCTCCGCCAGGTACGCGACCAGCGCCCTTCGGCCGCCCCTGGCGAACAGTGCGGCGGCGCCGGAATCGATCATCTTGTAGGTGACGTCCAGCCCGCTGACTCCGGAGCCGGGGCCAGCCCCCGGTGCGGAACCCAGAAGTCCGAGCATGTCCGTCGACCCCAACTTCACGTCGTAGATGAGCGCGAGGATCTTCGCGGCGGACTTGATCAAATCGCGCCCCAATGGGGAATTCGCGGAGACGCGGGCTTTGCTCGGGTCGAATACTCGGTCAATCGCCAGACCGACGACGCTCGCCCTGCCTTTCAGCGCGTCGCCGAACGCTGCGAACTTGATCGCCTCCGTCTGTACGTCCGGTCGCCGGGCGAAGTCGTCGATTATCTGGTCGGAGAGGCGCTTCCAATCCTCGTCAAACCCTGCGTCCCTGGCGACCTCGAAATCCATGGATGGGGCGATTCGCACGAAATCGCTCATCACGCGGCGGAGGTCGGGGTCCGGGGTGCCCATGCCGGCCTCCGCGTCCGCTTGCGGCGAAGACAGGTGTCTCCTCCTGATCTCGTCGCTCAAGTCCCTTATCTTGTCCTTGATCGCGTCGGACTTGACCCTGAACTCCGGATCGGAACGCCTACCGTCATGGTCGAAGGAGAACAGGTCCGAAACCGACTCGTTGAACTGGTTGATGAGGTCGTCCGCCTCGCTTTGTGCGTAGTTCCTCCCTCCCCTCCTCAACCCGTTGCCAATGTCCAGCGTGTTGATCCCCAGCCTGCGCAGCGCCGATTCCACGGCGCGCGCAGCGCTAGCCGGATCCGAGGCGGGGTCAATTATCATTCCAAGCGAGGAGGGGGTGGCGACGCCATCGGACACCATCTCGGACGTGTTCCTGAACGCCCTTGACGTGATTGCGTCCGAGTACGTCGAGTAGTCGTGCGTCGAAAGCCTGCCGAGGAGCTCGGACCTGGGGACTCGCGACAACCTTGAGACCCTCTCCAGGGCCTCCGCAATCTCTCCGTTGGCGACCGAGTAGTCGAGCATCAGCGACAGGTTGGCGTTCCTTGCCAGCTCGGCCCTGTCGGCGACGAACTCACCGGGGAGCTCGTAGCTTCCGTCCATTATCCCCGGTGGGGCCCTGAATTCGCCGGTCAGCTTGTACCCCATCCTGCCCATCGACACGGAGAATCCGTTTTGGTCCGTGCTGTCGTTTGACCTGATTCTCATCACCCTGTTGGCGGCGGCGACCGAATCGAGCGCCCTCGACATGGCGGCGTTCGAGGACGGCCCCGAGTGGAAAGCGTTCTCGAACCTGAGCCTGTGCGCAGCGAGTTGCTCGGATAGCTCGACATCGGACATGTCCGCCATGGCCACGTCGTCGCTGGTTGCGACCCAGTAGGAGGATGAGTCCGTCGCTCCGTCCCTGTTGGTCAGGCCCGCCATGCCGGCGAACGGTCCGTCCGGCGACCTCCTTCTCCCGAAGTTCCTCCTCCTCATGTGGTCGGCGTACTGGGCGGGCGTCGTAGGTTTGCCCCCGGGGCCGGCCGACGTGCGTACGCCGTATATGTTCGCGGGAAGCTCCGTCAGCTCGCTGGGTCTCGGGGGGGTGTTGCCGCCTGCGTTTATCTGGGCGAAATCAAACTTCTTGAGTTTCCCGTCCGCTAGGTCAATTCCGTGGACCACCAAGTCGTTTGGCCCGAGTGCCTCCGACTGCCTGACTCCCGACTTGGTCGTCAGCTCGATTGAGATGATTCTGTACGCAGCCGTCGACCCGTCCGGATTCCTGCCGTAGTTGAACTCGATCGCGAATCCTGCATCCCGCGCCTCGTTGAACGTGGCCAAAGCGGCGGTTGCGGGGCCCGGCCCGTCCTTGGGTGAGACCGACTTGAACTCGTAGTGGATGCCCGTGGGCGTCTCGTATACGCGGACCCCCGAGACCGTCTGGTACAAAAGCCTCCTGTTCGGGTCTCCGTCGTCCCTGGGTGGCGTCCCTCCGCCTCCCGGTGGTCGGGTGTCTCCCCCGCCTGGGGGCGTGGACGCCCCACCACCACCGCCCCCTGGTCGCGGTTCCCTTGGCGCGTCTCCGCCGCTGGGCTGCGTCGGCGTCTCCGGGTCGAACAATCTCTCGCGCGGTCGCTCCGTGATGCCGCTCTGGTTTCTCCAAGCGCCGAGGTCGGCCGTGTACTGGTTGTCGACCTGGTCCTGCGCCCATTGCACTAAATTTGGGTCAAACATCTGATCGGCCCTTCCCCACCGCTCAGCGAGCGCCACCATTTCCAGGAAGACCTTGGCGGTAACGTTTATGTCCGCCACTGCGTCGTGCGCCGCCAATACGGGCACGTCGAAGTACCGGGCGAGCGCCTCGAGCGCGTTGGACGACACGAACTTCGGGTACCACTGTCCGAGACCCTCCTTTTTCAACATCGGTATGTACTTCAGCGGACCGGTGGCCCTGCGTCCTATCCTGTCGAGGGCGTCTGGTTTGCCACCTCTTCCCCCCCACGACCTGGCATGCGGGTATTCGGGATGTTTCCCGCGGATCGTGATGACCTTTGAGATCCAGTTGACGAACGGGTTCATGTCCCTGTCGTAGTTTTTCTTACCGGACTTCGCCGACGGAGAACCATTCAGGTGTGCTTGGATCTGCTTGAACCTGTAGGAGTCGATGTGGAACACCCAGTTGGCGATGGCGAGCGTGTCCATCCAGCCGGCGGTGGGGTATTCGCCCATCACCTCCTTCCACAGCGACATGTCGAAATTCCTCATGTTGTGGGAGATGATTATTCCGTCGGCCCCCACGACCTCCGCTATTAGGCGCCGCGCCTCGTCGACGGGCACGAATTCGCCCGGTGAGGTCGCTAGCGCTTGACCGACGGGGATGCCGTTCTTCTTCACGTTCTTCTTCGTCCAATCCGACAGCGGCGTGCCGGCGGGATCTATCCACACCTCGAGTCGTTTGGGGTTTGCGAAATCCCCGTTTTCGACGACGATGATGCCCACTTGCAGTGGCCTACCCGTGTCAATCTCGCCTATCGGAATGCCGGTCGTCTCCCAGTCGACGAAGACGAGCTTCTTGCGCCTTATGAAGTTCATGAACTCAGGCCAGCTCCTGATTCTGTCCATCTCGGCCTTGATGCCTGTCGGAAGCTCCCTGCCGTCGGGGCCGATCGGATTTCCCCAGGGTCGCCACGCCTTCCTGAAAGGCGTTCTGAGGGCGGTCTTGCCAGTTTTCGGATCTATCACCTCCTCGCCGGTCTCTTCGTCTATAACCGCCCTCTTTTTCCAGGTTTCGATCCACTTTTCGGTGCCCAGCCTTATTCGCTCCCACAGCCTTTTTTCGTCCGCCCGACCCGCTTCTATGGCCTTGGGGTCGTTGCGCGCCAAGCCCCGCGCGACCTCCCTCGCCGTGGGTTTCGCCCCGTCGATCCCCGCACCGGGTGCGACGTACTCGGGCCGGGGATCGAGCGTCACTGCGTCGAACTCGCCGGGTCTGGTTTCGATCTGGCCCACAAGATTTTGGTCGTCGGAGTCGCTGGCAACGATTGGGATCTCGCGCGTGTCCGGGCTGTCCGTCGCCTCGCTTGTCGTGTCAGCGGTGGGTCGACTGGTCGCCGGCCTCGGTTTCGTGCTCTCGTCGTCGTCGCGTATCACCGGCCTCATCCTGTCGGTGCTGAACACTCTCCTCTGCTTCTTCCCGTCCACGTATTCGTCGCCGACCACGTATGCGTTGAGGTCCCCGACCTGCACGTCGTTGTTGCTGGAGTGGTCCCCGAGTCTCTCCTCGTCGGTTGCGAGCTTGGACAGGTCAACCTGCGACATCGGGACGAGCCTCGTTATGCCTCGGTCGTCCGTCACGAGGATCCGGGTCTCGCCGATGGTTTTGTCGTACTCGCCGTACACGACGAGTGGGTTGAAGATGGTCCTGTTCCTGTCCTCCTTCACGCCCGGCTTGTCCTTGACCGAGCTCGGGTAGGAGAAGACGAGACCCACCTTTCCTCCGGCGTCCCTGTCCCTCTTGCGAACCGCGGCGACGATCCTCCTTATTATTCCCGCCGGGCTCGTGTCGAACGCACCGCCGTCCCTCGCCCTCGCGGTGCCGGGCAGTTTGGATATCTCGATGTAATCACTGTCCCGGTCGCCGCCTTCGCCCCTCAGCCGCATTTTTATGTAGTTGTAGAGGTTGGACCTCGTTGGGGAGGACATCCCCGCTTCCGCATCCCCGCCTGGAGCGCGGTTCCTCGACGGCGAGAATTCGTCGTCGGCTCGCCTCGGCGAGACGCGGTCGTATACCAAGTCGGAGATCTCGACGGCTATCGGCGATCCGTCGGGCAGGTACCCGACGATGTGCGGGGTTCCGTTACCGTCGAGCACGAACTCCCCCGTGATCTCGTCCATCACGCCGCTGACCACCCTGGGCGAGCGGATGACCCGGTCGACCAGCGACGGTCTCGTCTTGGAGCCTGGCTTGTAGCCGACGACCTGCGTAACCTTCACCGACTTTTCGTCCTTCTTTATGCCGGCGATCAGTCTCTGCAGGTCGGCAAAGTTCTCGGACCTGCGCAGGGCGACGACGCTGTCCTCCTGCCTCCGCGGCGCGTCGGACAGAACGACGTATCCGTATGGGTCGTACACGAACCTGTCCCTGAGTCTGGGTGACTTGTCGCTGGCCGCTCGGCGGAGAGCGAGGATTATTTTCTGCGGAGAGTCGCCGGTGAAGCCGAGAAGTTCGTCCATCTGCCTCGTGCGCGAGGCCTGGAAGCGGATCTCCTCGCTTAGGACGTCAAGCTCGACTCCCTCGTCCTCCCAGCTCGCTACTCGCTGCGAAACCCCCGGAGCGGTTCCCTCGGGGTGGTTCCAGGTCCTAAGCTGCCTGCCGGAGAGAATGAGCGCGTACTTGACCTGCGACGCGGGGTGGTACTCGAACGTTGAGGCGTCGGCGATGCTCCTGCCGATCCTGACCGGGACGTACTCGACCGGGTTCCCGCTCCTGTCGTAACGAATGTGCGTCGTCGTCCCTGGTTCCACGAACGGAATGAGCTGCCCGTATCCCCTGTCGGTGTCGGCCGCGAACGTGTCGTACATCGAGACGCCGATCTCGTCCCTTTCGTGCGGGAGCTCGCCCCTCAGGCTCCGCAGGCGACGGAGGGACTCAGCCTTGAGCAGGAGCATCCGCCACCTCTGCTCTCCTCCGAGCGTCATCGCCTTTCCGCCGAGCGCGTCGCGGAGCAGGCCGAGGAGCTCCGCCTGCTCCCTGTCCGGCATGACGGACTCTGGGATCAGCCAGTCGTTCCTGTCGTCCGACGGGAAGTACTTCTCGGTCCTTGCGACCAGATCGGCCGTGCGGGGAGCGAGTGCCATCCCTGCCTCTGCGTCGCCGCCGGAGCGACCGTAGGGGCGCGGGTACCCCATGCGGCGAACGCCGTCCCCTTCGTAGAGCTGCCTGGTCACTTGGGAGGTGACGGACAGCTCCTCGGCGGAGACTATTCTCCCGACGATGCTCTCCGGCTTGATCCTCACCTCCCTGGTGTCGTCAATGAGGTCTCCGTCGTAGGTTGGGTCGACGTCTATCACGAAGTCCATGTACCCAAGGCCATCGGTCGTGGTTCTCCCAGGTTCCCCTCTCGCGACCGCCTCGGGGTCGATTCGCCTCCAGAACGGTCCCCCGCCGGGCTGGGATTCGTCGGCCTCGTTTGACAGTCTGAACCTCAGGATTTCCCTGATCCTGATGATTCTCGTGATCCCGCTTCCGGGGGGACCCAGAAGTTGCGGCTCGTTCCTGACGTCGACGACAAGGTAGGTCGGGTGACGTTCTCTCGGAGTGAAATCGTCCGGGGGGTCGAACTCCGATCTTTCGACCTCGTAGCCCCTGTCCGAGAGCGATCTCTCCGAGGCTTCCCTCTCCTCCACCGTCAGGCGGTTGATGTCGTTCAACACGTGAACCAGGAAGTCCAGCGGTTCCCGGTCGAGCATCAGATGCGGGCCCGATTCGTTCACGGGGAATTTTGCGTTGTCTGGCGGCAACGCCGAGGGTGCCACGACGTGAACCAGTCGTTCCGGGTAATCCTCGTCCAGTCCAATGGCGATGTCCGCCGCCGAACCCGTGTACCCGATCGCCCACGGAGCCCTCCTCGTCTCGGGCGTGAGGTCACCAGGAGGGGCCTCGATGAACGTGGACGGAGTCTGCGGGACGAGGAGTCTCTGCATCGGTCCATCTGGCAGATCCCTCTCCTCCCTGTCGTCCAGGTACGCTTGGTCGCGCGTCAAAATCGGGTCGAGCCTCCCGCGCTCGTCGAGGATCGGCCTGCGCGGTTCCAGCGCGGCCATACCGGCCTCGGCGTCCCCGGTTCGCGCGACGTAACCCTGCGGCGCCAAGTCCGGGTCCGTCAGGACGGTCTCGATGTCGACGAACCCGTCGCGCTTGTGCATCTTTATGGCCCTAGCCATCAGGGCCGGGCCGAGGCTCTGCACAAGGAACTTCGGGTCGCTCGGCGCGACGTCGTTCGTGATCCTGACCGGCGTCGAAATTCCGATCAGGGGTTTGAGTGGGGCTATTATCTGCGACTCGCCGCTCGGTCCGAGCAGCCCGCCCCTGACTATCTCCGCGTCCAGCCTGCCCGCCGCCAGGAACGCCCCGCCGCGCAGCGAGCCCGTCAGCTCCCACCGGTCGAGCATCGTTTCGTCCACGGGGGTCCACCTTCTCGTGAGCCCGTCCGTGAACCCCGGCGAGAAGCTGACGACGTCGCGGGGCAGGTCGAAATCGGCGTACCTTCCGTAGAAGTCGAGGGAACCGACCGCGCGCGTGGCGTCCGACTCGGCGGACAGCATTTGGTCCATGTCCCTCCCGCCGAACTTCGTCAACGAGTCCCTTATCTTCTGGTAGCGCTGGAGGTCGCGTTTCTGGGCGTCGACGAACCTGTTGACATCCGCGACGATCGCGGCGACGCGCGCCTCGTCGAAGTTCTCCATGTTCAGCAATCCGCCTTCGCCGAATGCCATCGACAGGAGCTGGGATTGCGCCCTCAACGCCTTACGTATCGACGGGTGTGCGGTGACGACCGTCTCGCCTCGGGCGATCCTCGCGGCGAGGTCGGACGAGTGCCTGACCATGTCGGACTTCGCCTCCGCGGACTGCAGGAACCTCGCCACGTAGATCCTGTTCGCCCCCCTCGTGTCGCCCTGCCCGGCCACCGACCCGGCGCGGCCCTCGACGCCCGCCGACATGCGAGGGTCGAGCACGCCACCCGAGAGCCTGTCAGGCCCCTTGTGGACAACGTAAGCGAAACCGTCAGCGCCCCTTGACACGCCGGCGGCGTCGTAATCCTGCCCGGACATGGACGCAAGGAATCCGGTTTCGTCGGCGAGCATCCTCGCCGTCTCGTCGTCAAGCGTCTCGAGGTCAACGACGTTCTGGGAGCGCCTGACCTCCTTGGAGTCCCGGACGTGTTTGAGCCTGTCGAGCTCCTTCTTCGCGATATCGACCTTCCTGCGCACCTGGGCGAGCCGGTCCGACGTGGCTTTCTGGACGTGCTGCTCCACCATGTCAGCGGGAGCGTCCGGGTACCTGGACAGGAAGAACTCCGCCTCGTCCAGCTCGAACTGCTCCTTGGTCCTGTTGCGCGGAGTGATCGGCGTACCGTCGTCGTCGGAGTCGAGTCCGTACCTCATCATGGTCGCGTATTCGGGGACCCTCCCGGTCACGTTTGCGTCGCCTCCGATCCAGTCGCCCGTGCTAATCAGGTGGTCCAGCGCCCTCATGAGACCGCTCAGTCTCCTCTCGGCGCCCTCGACGTCCTGGTCCATCTTCGTCCTTGCCGCCGAGTCGTTGGCCCTTATCGCGCCGACCCTCTCGGCGACGCTGGGGGCGGATTCGTTGATGACGCGCGAACCGTAGAAACGAACTGCTTTGCCCGAGAGGTCGGCCACGCCGGTGATCCTTCCGTCCGATTTCAAAAGAATCGCCGGGAACTCGAGGTTCGCCCCGCGATCGTCGCCCAACAGCTGCCTGCCGATGAGCGTAGACACCGTCGCCTGGTCGTCGCCCCTCACCGGCATCATCATCACTGACTCCATGCTCGGGTTCGCCCTGTCCCTTCGGACCGTCCTAGTGACCACGTATTCCCTGCCCCCGTCGCCGAAGTCAGCGAACACGACCCTGCGGTTGGGAGGCGACATACCCCCGGACGCGTCCGAAAAGTCGCCGGGTAGCCCCATGCTCATCGGCCCGTCACCGATCCTGTTGTAGGTGGTGGCCCCGGCGTCGTCGGTCAGCTCGACGAACAGACCGAACTCGTCGTAGAAGATCCTCCCGTCAACCACCCTGCTGCGCATCTCCGGTGAGTTCACGTCTACCTGGAGCTTGGCTAGCGCCGCAACCTTCGTGGCGGCGACGCGCGCCGCGTCGTACCCGTCCCCCATCCTCTCGGCAATGTCAAGGTCCGATGCTCCGTTGAGCCACTTCCCAACGATGAAGCGCTCAATCGACGTCAGGGTGTCACCGCTGCTCTGCAGGCGCCTAAAAACCTTCATCCTGGCCGGCCTCGCCGAGGCGAGCAACCTCAACGTGTGGGCCGCGGCTCGCAGGCGAACGATCTCCTCGTCCATGCCGAGGGTCCTGGCGACAGCCGCGAAATCGTCGTTCGTGGACCGCAATGCCTCGAAGACCTGTACGTTTATCGGTCCGTCAATGTCGAGCGGATCCTGCTCATCGTTCGCGATCTTGATGGCGGAGGAGACGAAATCCCTCGGGCTGCCCGTGGTTATCTTCGCGGCCTCGGCCAGCGAAGAGAACGGGCCGCGCATGGACTTGTTGAGCTGGTCAACCTCCGGGGCGACGGCGGACAGGCGGCGACGACGCGACCCGCCGACCATCAACTGGTCTATCTTGTTGCTGATCACACGACGGAATCGCATCAGGGCCGCCAGTCGCACCCTCTGCGCGTTGCTCAGTCCGTCCTCGCCCAACTCCTTCAGCGAGTTGAGGATCTCTATGAAACTCGGATCAACCGCGTTTCTTCTTCTTCGGCTTCCGGGCCTTTCGGCCCCTGGTGCTTTTGGGCGGGCGGCGTCCACCGCCCTGCCTCCACGACCGAGGGCCATCGCACCCGACGGACCATCATCGATCATCCTGTTCCTCAGCTTGGCGAGGGCGAGCTGCTCCATGCGCCTGATGGCGAACCTGTCGGTCCTCAATCGCTCAGCCGCCTCCTCGAGCAATTCGCCGTCGAAACGTCGCCTGAGCAGATCCGCCTCGGAGTCGGTGAGACCGGTCATCGGGTCGTCGACCATCGCCCGTGCGAGCCTGTTGGCGTGCTGCTGACCAAGGTCGCGCAGGTACTTGTGATGGAGTAGCTCAAGCTGCCTGGCCCTCTGCCGGGACGTCCTGAAGCGACGGCCGGCCTCGTCCAACGACAGCTTGTCGTGGGTCCTTGCCAACCAGATCTTTCTCCCCAGGTCCGCGTTCTCCGCCCTGGTCCTGGCGCGACCGGCCATTCCGGCTTCCGCACCCGGGGGTGGGTCCGTGATGGCACGTTCTCCCGGATTCGGCAGGTCAATGTCCTCCATCATGTCCGAGATGTCTTCCCCGCTCCTTCTTCTCCTGAAAAGTTCCTCGAGCTTTTCTCCGGAATCGATTACCACGGCGCGCCCGCGGCGTCTGTTCCTGTTCGGACCGGCCATTCCGGCCTCCCCGTCGTCGTCGACGATCTCCCCGTCGACGATGTCGTCGTCCCTCATCCTGGGCCTGGAGGCGATTTGCTCCGCGCTGAATATGACCTCTTCCTGGTTCGGTATCAATTGCCCGCGATTGTCAAGCGGCGGTGCCGGGTCGTTGATGTCCATCGCCTGCCCGAAGTCGACGCCCCTGTAGACGAAGTCGCCCCTGGTGTTGAAACCTATTGAGTCCCAATTGGCGAGCAGACTCTCGCGGATCCAATCGGCGTCTTCCGACTGCACCCCCGCTATGTCCACGAATTCCCCGTCAAAACCGTCCCCATCCTCGAAGTCAGTGGAGTCCCTGTAAAAGATTCTCCCCGTCGAGGTGTCAAGCCAGAATTCACCCTGACCGCGCCAGCTCGGGGATCTGACCGAATAATCCGGAGACATCCCGGCATCCCGCATCTTCTCGCGTCGTGCCGACAAGTTCGCAAGTCCAATCCGCTCCGCCTCAAGCATCTCGATCTCCGCTCGGGTCATCCCGGTGGCACCGAGTTGCTCCGCCGTGAAGATTATGTCGTCCCCGTCTGGTCCGCGGACGACGAGGTTGCCCTCTCCGTCGTAGCCGACGTAGTCGTAGTCGTCGATGTTGAAGTCGGGGAGCGGCGCGTCGTCGCCGGTGTCCCGGTCGCCAGAGTCCGCCAGGTAAAGTCGCCCGTTGGTTGGATCCCGGTAGATGCGTTCGTTTTCCGAGGGGCGGAAGGTGCTCTCCACGAGTTCTCCCAATTCCCCGTAGGTCCTTCTGCCGTATTTCCTTCTATGACCGGCCGAATCGAGCTGCTCCGCCGTAAAGATTATTTCGTCCCCGTCGGGGGCCCGGCTGACGAGATTGCCCGCTTCGTCGTAGCCGACCGAGTCGTAGTCGTCGATGTTGAACATGTCCAGCTCGGCCTCTTCGGAGTTGGCCAAATACACGGCTTCGTAGGCATCGGCTTCGCGAATACTTCCGTCCACCGGATCCAGGTGGAGAGTTATGTTTTCGGCAGGACGCCAAGGGCTCTCAATGAGTTCGTCCAGTTGCCCGTAGGTCCTTACTATCTCTGCGTCGACGATGTCGTCATCCTTGGGCATCGCGAGTCGATCTTCAAGGATGTCCGCGGCCTGCTCAAAGAGTTGGGCGGCTTCTTCGTCGTTGTAGTCCGTCCTCATTATTTCGGCCTGCGACCGCATGGCGTTGATGTTGTCTCGGTCGCTGTACTCGTACCTATCAACTTCGTTGGTCTTCGGACGGAAACTTCCGCGCAAAGAATCCTCAGCCTGTCTAAACATTGCCGACGTATCGTCGTCGAGACCTCTGCTGCCGGGCTGCTCTCTCTCCTCTCGGGCCTTACGGAATCTGTCGGCCAATTCGTCGGGGCCGCCTCCGCCTCTGCTCATTCCGGCTTCCCCGTCGCCTCCGCTGAATTTCCTGAAGATTTCGTCGCGCCTGGGCCACAGGTCCCTGTTGTTCCTTCCCCTGTACACAGGGTTGCGGGACGAGCCGCCAACGTAATTATCCTCGTTTATGAATTTTTCGACTGCCTCCTCTGCCAATTCCTGCGCCAAAGAGGCGATCTCATCGGCAGACGGGACGTAATCCGGATCGTCTTCGTTCTCGTCTCCGAGATATTCCAAAATATCGTCGAGTATTCGGGGACGCAGAACGCTCGTGTCGCCAGTCGTGAGTGCTTCGTCGGCCCTTCGTTCGTCCAGCATCAATTCGTAGAATTCCCGTTCCCGGGACTCGACGTCTGTCCGCCCCACGAATCGGCGCGAGTCCGGGTCGCTCATCCCGGCTTCCGGGCCATCAATATCGCTGATGTCGCCGCGTGCGGCGTCGTGGGCGTCGCGAATTCTCTCCAGAATTTCCTCTGGCGTATCCCCGGCCGCCTCCCCTTCTCTCATTATCCTGATGGTCTCGGGGGTGTCCAGATCCCATGCCCCGAACCTATTCCTTGTTGCATTCGTGAGATCTTCCATGGAGTAAATGGCGTCGGGATCGCCGCTCGTAATCGCATCCATCATTTGTTTCCGAACTTTGTCGTGGAGTACGACTTCATCTGGATCCGTCGGGCGCCTAAGCTCCGGATCGTATGTGAGGAACATGGTTGCCCTCTCGCCCCTCCACTTGCTCTTCGGGTTGTCGCTTTGCCTGTCGGACGGATAAGTCATTCCGGCTTCCGGTCCGTCGAGCAGCATCAGTCTCCGCATTTCGTCGATTCCCTCGTCCCTGAGACGACGCTGCCTGGTCTGCCTGCTCGGGCGGTCGAACGAATCTGCTCGCGCCAAGTCCTCCGCCAACCTCTTTGGAATACGCCTCCTGCCAGTCGGAACGAGGGGGCGCACGGGCACCGTCGGCCTGATTGGTTGCGGACGCACCGGGACCGGCTCTCTCTCCGGCTCGGGCACGGGAACGGGCACGACCGGCTCCGTCTCCGGTTCCGGTTGCGGAACTGGGGTCGGGGGCCTGTTCGGCTTGGGCACGAACGGCGACGGTTCCGTCACCGGCTTTGGTTCCTTGGCTGGTTCCGGGACCTCGGTCGGCTCGGGCACCGCCGGCATCATCAGCGGGCGTCTTTGATTCATTCTGTCGGAAACCCTCGGAACGTTCGGATCACCGAAGCGCGGCCCATCCGGGATCCCGAACGGCGTCGGGTCCGGCACTCCGCGGCCCATGTTGACGAGCGGGTTGCCCTCGAGCACCAGCTTGTCCAGGTCGGCGTCCCTCGCGGTGAACGGGTTCATGTCGACGTTGAAACCGCGCACGGCACCACTTATGTTCGGAACGCCGAGACCCCTGCGCATGGCCATCCCCGCCGGGTTCACGAACTTCCGGCTCATTCCCTGCTCTATCTTGTTGACGACGAAGTTCTGCGCCTCAACGGAAAGGAACCCGAACCCCTTCAGGAGGAAACCTCCGTTGACCGGCACGACCTCAAAATTGAGCTGGTCGCCGAGCGACTTCAGTTTCATGAAGGCGATCCTCGGACTCTCGCCCCGCGTGAGCGCCACCGATGCGTCGCAGTTGCCGCCGTTTCCGCAGGAAGGACAGCAGTGCCCCTCGTGACCGACGTGGCCTGCGTGGTGCCCGACGTTCGGGGTTATTCCCGTCGTGACCCCGCCGACAGTCTGGCCGGATGTCGTCTGGTTGATCGGGATGTAGACGGTCTCGGGCTTCACCTGCTGAGCCGTGCCGAACATGAACTCGTCGCCGTCGTAGTGGTACGCGACCCTCATCGTCTCCACCGACGCGCCAGCGCCCATCTCGAACACCGCTATGTCGTTGTCGGCCGTCACCAGTCTCACGGGGCCGCCGAACCTCGCGGCCAGCGCCCTGGTCAGCTCGGATGCCCTGCCGAACGTCTCGTTCTGCTGCGCACTCGTGGCGGAGTAGATGGCCGCGACGTAGTTCTTGTTCTCCACCGAGTCCGAGTCGTCCTTCTTCTTGTTCTTCTTCTTCTTCGAGTTCTCGTACCTCTCGAGCAGGCGACGACCCTTCGCCGCCAACGCTGATGCGTCGGACGCGTTCTGCGGCACCGGCTCACCCCACGCCGCGGCCGAAAGGGCGAGCCTCGAGGGCTTGCCGTTCGGCTTCTTCATCGGACCACTCGGGTTGGTGAAGAAGCGGGTGAGGAAGGAACCCTTCCTGCGCATTTTCTCCGGCGTGTCGGCCGCGCCCCTCACGCCCGGTTTCAGATTTGCGCCCTCGGTTCTCTTGAAATGGGCCCGACCAGCCGCCGTGAGTCCGCCCTTGGGGTCGCGCAAGACGGGCTTGCCCGCCTTCTCCTCCGGGCAACACTCGTCCTCGAGCGATTTGCCGTTGATGGGCACGCAGTTGGGAACCATCCTCCCGCGCTTGCCCTTCTTCATGCCGACCTGTTTGTATCCGGGCCAGCAAGGACCCTTCCCCTCCTTGGTCTGCGTCTCGGCCTCGTCGGCCTTGATCGATATCGTCCCCGTCAGCTGGTTGGCTCCGTGCAAGACGGGCGACACCTCATAGAGCTCCACTTCCTTCAGGAGGTTGGCGGTCTGCACCGGGTCGAACACCGCGTCCAGGGTCTTGTATCCGATGGACCACTCCTGCTCCATGCCGAAGAACGACACGTTGGCGAAGGCCTCCCTGCCCTTCTCCGCCTTGAGGTTGAACTGCACCCTCGCGTAGAGGCCGCCTATGCCAGCCTTGCGCATCTTTGCCGGCAGGCGCGGATCGTTGGGCCCGACCTCGTAGATCTCGAGCACCTTGCCGATCGGGGAGTTCCAGTCGTGACCCCAGACGACGCGAGGCTTCCTGCGCTTGAGGGAAGAAGTGAAGCAACCCGGCAGACAGATGTCACCCACGGAGTCCTTGTTGCCGACGCCGGCGACGAACGCCTCGACTATGCCCTGCGCCTCATCGACGTTTATCTGACCGTTGAGAGACTTGTAGAGATAGTCCAGATCGTCGGAAGTTTGCTGGTTGGCCATGTCTCGTTACATAATAAACGACGAGAATTGTTTCTGGCGTAAGGTTTTCGTATTCGTTTTAGTAAACCGAAACGATGTTTACTAAATCAGAACCCGAACCTCACTTTGCACCGGCAATTCATCGTCAAGTTGATCGCCGCCATCGGATCACCCGGGTACCTGATGGAATTTCCGCCGAAGACGAACGGCTCGTAAATCGCAACCGTCTCGCCGTGCATGGCGGCGTGCTCGGGCCTGACCTTCGCGTCTCTTTCCGATACCCAGGTTTTCGTGGCCGCGCCGACCGAGCGACCTGCGTAGAACGCCCCGGCGTTGTAGGCGGTGTGGGACTCGTGCTCCGCAGTCTTCCTCTTCCGCTTGGACAGCAGGTTGACGAATATCGCCAGCAGGGCGGCCTTCAGCATCCCCATCTTGTCCTCGCCGTCGCCGAGGGAGAGCGATATCAGCACGGCACCCTCTATCTCCTTGGCGGTGGTGGCGTTCATCTGCTGGAATCTCTCGATCTGTTCCTTCAGGTGCTCCGCCGCCTCCTTCTCGTCTATCTCGGCCTGCATTCCGACCTCCTGGGAGACGAGCGTCGCGGCGTCGTTCATTATCCCGCTGAGGATCGGGCGCATGTCCTCCGCCAGCTGCTTATCCCATATCCTCTGGTCGAAGATACTCTCGTAGTCGAGGCTCCCCGCCTCCAGCGACTTCCTCGATTTGGAGCCGGCGGCTTTCTCGAGTATCACCCTCTGCTGGCGCTCCACGAAACGCTCAAGGGACGAGTCCAGTATCTCGGTCCACCTGTCGAGCGAGTTCTCGGCCTTCTCGTCCCATTCGTCCCACAGCGACTTCGTCGTCACCTGGTCACCGAACGCCGACGCCTGCCCCATCTGCCCGGCTTGCGCTGCCGCGACCTCCTCCGCCTGCAGCGCCGCCGTCATGCCCTCCTGCGGGGCGGGTGCGACCCCCTCGACTCCCGGGGCGCCCGGAACCGGTGGCATTTGCCCCATGCCGGGAATCATCGGTCCGCCGGGTGCGCCCGCCGGCGGCGGGGCGCCGCCCATCCCCGGAATGCCCATCTGCTGCTGGACGAACTTCTTGTTCGTGTACCCGATCGGTGTCAGGTTCGGGTTGGCGAGCATGGCGTTCATCAGCTCGGAGTCGATCACCTTGCGCCCCGCGCCCTCCCTGTACTCGTTGCCGCTGATCAAGCCTGTCTGGTACTCGCTCATCAGGTACCTGTCTCGCTCCTGTTTGTAGAGCACCAGGACGGGCACGTCGGTAACGTCGAAGTCGATGTAGTACTCGTCGTCGAGCTCGTCGAGGGCGCGGGCGATCGTCTCGAGGTGCGGGAGCATCGTCTCGTTCCAGAACACCTTGTGCTCCTCGGCGGCGTTGGCGAACGTCCGGCCGGCGGCGTTGCCGATCACGGACTCGGGGACTCCGAAGGCGGCGAGAATCTCCTCCTTCTGTATCTGGCGCATCTGCACGTAGTTTGCGTCCCTCGGGCTTTGGCCTGTGTCCACGAAGTCGACGCCCTCGTCCGAGGACAGCACGGTCACGGCCCCCGCCCTAGCGACGTTTCCCCTGAACCGGTTGCGCAACTCGTCCTTGTCGTCGTCGTCTATCTCGCCCCTGACGACCAGCAGGCCGCCCGGCCTACCGTCGTTGAGCAGGAAGTTCCTGTTGTAGAGCTTGGAGAGATTCTCTATCTCTATGGCTATGCCAGCGGACTCCATTGGCGTGAGCGACAGGTACGGGTCTAGGGGGTGCGGCTTCCTGATCCAGACCACGTCGTCCGGTTTGAGCGTCACCTTCGTTCCGTTGCGCATGTCCACCTCGAAGCCGGACACGAACTTCTTCGGGTCGGGTATCGGGGCGGTGTGCTGGGGTGGCAGCAACTGGAGGGCGATCAGCTCGCCGTCGCGCCCCCTGATCTTCTCGATGAAGGCCCCGCGCGACGACATGAGCAGTTGCGACGACAACCTGTAGCGGAACACGAACGAGTTCTCCCCCATGTTCGCCTTGGTGTTGAAGATGTCCAGTATCTTCCTGTCCGTCTTCCTGACCACTCTCCCCGACGGGTTGTTGTCCTCCCGCAGGATCATGGGTAGGCGAGATTGGTTCCCGGAAATTGCGTCGATGCAACGATTCACCCAGGTGACCTTCTGGAATCCCTCGCGGTATGCGCGCTCGATGTCCCACGAGTCCCGGTACGGCCTGCCGACCTGCGATGGGTTGTAGGCCACCGGGGCGCCGGGATTCAGCGCCTTCGTCCTGTCGGTTCCGAGGTTCTTGTTGGTTCGGGAGTTCCACGCCATTTTCTACGATTACTCCTTGCCGAGCAGATAGCCGACCGCCCCCGCGGTGACCCCGAATACGATGAAGCCGAGCGGTGGGTTGATCAAGAAGGTTCCTATTGCCGTAAACAGTATAAATGAAGACATCAGCAAGTTAGCGACTGATTGTCTCGTGGCTATTTTCTGGATAGCTATTTGGAACTTGTTCATGGCGGATTTACGTCCTGGAATTTGTGCCGACACCTATAATGTAGTACCCGGACAAGCTCGGAGCGATGATGGAAGAAGTCAATTGGGAGAAGGTGCTGGAGTGGCTCCAGCCGATAAAACCCATGTTTTGCCCAGAGGAGCCTTCGTTGACGCAGAAGGTTTTTCTCAGGACGAACTGCCTCGAGGGCCTCTTCGGGGGCGCCGCGGGAGGCGGCAAATCGTCCGCGCTGCTGATGTCGGCCATGCAATACCTCGACGTGCCCGGCTACTCGGCGATCCTGTTCAGGCGGACCTTCGCCGACCTGTCGCTTCCCGGGGCGCTCATGGACAGGTTCCGCGGCTGGATAGCCATGCACGAGAACGTGCACTGGAACAACAACACCTACGTGGCCACCTTCCCGTCGGGGGCGAGAATATCGTTCGGATACCTCAACAACCAGAACGACTACCTCAGGTACAAGGGCTCCGAGTTCCAGTTCATCGGCATGGACGAGGTCACCGAGATAAGGGAGAACGACTACCGCTACCTGTTCTCCCGTCTCAGGAGACCGTCGACGGGCCCCCTCTCCCTGGTGCCGCTGAGGATGAGGGCGGCATCCAACCCCGCCCCGAACTGGGTGAGACAGAGGTTCATCGTCGAGGGGACGGATTCGGGGAGGGTTTTCGTGCCCTCGAAGCTGACCGACAACCCGGGGATTGACGCCGACTCCTATCGCATAGCCCTCGCCTCGCTGGATCCGCTCGAGAGGAGAAGGCTGGAGGAGGGCGACTGGTGGGCGACGACGCTCGGAACGATGTTCGACAGGACGTCGTTCGTGGTGATCGACTCCAGCGAGGTCCCCAAGATGGGCCCGACGGCGAGGGCCGTGAGGTTTTGGGACTTGGCCGCGACCGAGCCGAGCGGATCGAACCCCGACCCGGACTGGACTGTCGGAACCCTCATGCTCTTCGAGGACGGGGTGGCCTACGTGCTCGACGTGAAGAGGGCGAGGGTGAAGGGCGACAAGGTTGAGCAGCTGGTCGCGCAAACAGCCGCCGAGGACGGGCCCGCCGTGTCCGTGAGAATGGAGCAGGAGCCGGGTTCCTCAGGGAAGGCGCTCGTCGACCAGTACTCGAGGTACGTCGTCCCGGGGTACGACTTCATGGGAATAAGGTCCACCGGGGACAAGGTGACGAGGGCGAGGCCTTTCTCCGCCGCCGCCGCCAACGGGAACGTCAGGGTCATCAGGGCGCCCTGGATGACCGACTGGCTCGACGAGTTCTCTTCCTTTCCCGAGGCCAAAGTTCACGACGACCAGGTTGACTCCGCCGTAGGCGCATACATGTTCCTGGCGGGTTTGGGCTTGCCATTTAGGAGAGCAGCCACTATCCTCGTGTGAACTACGTAGCGAGGAGTAAGTAACACATGCCCAACGAGACCAGCAAGATTGCGTCGCTCGTGAACGAGGTCATCAGCAGGCTGATGGCGATAGACGCGGAGACGAAGAGCCTGGCCAACGATTCCGTGACCGTCGAGTCGGCGTGCTCGGACCTGTCCGAGCTCAACCGCCTCAAGCTCGAGGTGTCGGTGCTGTACGACTCCTCGGTGGCGATAGTCGCCGAGAAGATGGCCGACCTCCCCGAGGTCGTCCTCGCCGACGGCACGAAGCTCGAGAAGAAGACCTCCTACGACAGGAAGTCATGGAAGCACGACGAGCTCGCCGACGTGGTGTCCAGGCGAATCGTCCAACTCTCTACGGACCTCGACACTGGCGAGGTCGGGGCGACGCCCGAAACGGTCGGCAGGGAAATGCTGAAGTACCTGCAGCCGTCGTACTGGAGGGTGAAGGCTCTCTCGGGGATCGGCGTCACCGCAGACGAGTACTGCGAGGTGTCCGAGGAAAGCAAAACCAGCGTCATCGTCAGGAGGCCAAAGGAATGAACGGGCAAAGCACCAATCTGTACACCGCCCTCGCGGAGAACTTCCCGCAGGAGATGGAGAGGACCGTCACCAAGGGCGGCACGGCGCTCACCTACATCCCCGTCAGCGAGGTGATCAACAGGCTGAACAAGGTCCTCGGGGTGGACAAGTGGTCCTTCACCATCGTTCGTTGCGAGCGCGACGCCGCCGACCCGGATTTCGTCGTGGCCCACGTCAGGATCGAGTACTTCGCCACGGACTTCCAGCCGATCGCCCGCGACGGTTTCGGCGGGCAGAAGATCAAGCGAACCAAGCAGGGCCAGATACTCGATCTCGGCGACGAGTTCAAGGGCGCCATATCGGACGCCCTGAAGAAGGCGGCGCAGACTCTCGGCGTCGGGCTGTACCTGGCCCGAAGCGACGACGCCATAGAGATCGAGCAACACCTCGAGGCCGAGTCGGTCCAGGACGGCAAGGTCTCGCTGTGGAACACGTTCGTGTCGCTGGCCAAGGGTCTCGAGCCGGACCAAAAGAACAAGATGCGTGAGCGTTGGAACGAGCGGACGAAGGGGGAGCCCGTGCCCAAGTCGATCGACTCGGTGTCGGTGGAGGACCTCGAGTTCATCGTCGCCGAGGTGAATCGCATCAAGTCCGAGTAGGGTCCCATGTCGGACCCGCTCCCATACGAGCTACCCGAGTACGTCTCGCCGTCCTCGCTGGCGACGTACTCGCAGTGCCCGTTGAAGTACAAGTACTCCCGCGTCAACCAGATACAGGAACCCCCGACGCAGGCGACCCTGCTGGGGAACTTCGTCCACGACGTCCTCGAGTCGTTCTACGGGTCGCTGGACCCCGATCAGAGGACTGCGACATCGCTGAGGTCGCTCAGCACGTCCGTGTGGTCCGACGGAAAGTGGGCGGACCGGATTAGGGGCGTAGTTCCCGAGAAGGAAGCGCAAAAATTCAGGTGGTCGGCGTGGTGGTGCCTGGAGAACATATTCAGGGTCGAGCAACCATCGGCCGTAACCGTAGGCGGCGTCGAGACGGAGCTTGACGGCAGGGTGGGAGGCGTCAGGGTGAAGGGCTTCATCGACAGGTGGTTCGTCGACGATGGGATGGTTCGCATATCCGACTACAAGACGGGCAAGACGCCGCGCGAGCCGTACGTCGACGACAAGTTCATACAGCTGATGATCTACGCGACGCTCCTCTCGGGTGTGTCCGAGCACCCGATCGGCTCGGTGGAGCTCCTGTACCTCAAGGACGGCAAGCGGTTCATCAGGCTAGTGGACCAGTCGAAACTGGACGAGGTGCACAGGCTCATAACCGAGACGTACGACGCCATCGTCTCGTCGTTCAACGACAACAACTGGCCGGCGAAACCGACAAAGCTTTGCAACTGGTGCTTCTTCAAGGATACGATATGCGAGTATTGGAAGAAGGAAAAAAAATGAACCACTACATAAGCGACGACGCCTTCGCGCACATGGTGGCGCAGGAAGTCAAGAACAAGGCGTCGGACGAGCACAAGCAGTTCCTTTGCCAGTCGCACAACCTGGACAGGTGGATGAGGGCACTCAACGCCCTGCTGGATAATTTGAACCGCCAGATCGAGGGCCTGACGCAGGACATGATCGCCGACGACAAGAGGTACCTGAGTCTCGGCGAGGACGGCGTGAACCTGGGGGTGGAGGCGAAGATGTACTACGAGAGCAAAATCGCCAAGGCCGATCGCTTCAAGTTCTACGTCGTCAAGCGCGTCTCCGACGTCGCCGGCATGATCTCGCTGCAAAAGGCGACCGGCGCCGACCGGGAGAATTTCTACGAGATGTGCCGTGACGCCATAGAGGCCCACAGGACGTATCTTTTGAGGTATGACATTGAGACGACGCCGGCCGATGAAGCGCTCTACAAAGCGCTCAACGGAGTCTGGGCGTTCGAAAGACTCGGCGCCCCCGAAGAGGAGAACGAAACTCAGGAGTCGCTCCAAAAAAACTGAGTCAATTTACGTCGAGCGACGGGCCGTCGTCCGAAAGATTCTGACGGAGAGGAAATGGTGCGAGGCGTGCCCTGTGTTCGCCAAGCACGACGGCAGGATCACTTACATCCGCAAACCGGCGCAGGACGTCCACGAGCTCGTGCGCAGATCGCAGGGCGGCTCGATACTGGAAGAGAAAAATCTCATGGCCGTGTGCAGGCCGTGTCACGAGAGAATCGGAAAATATCCGCAAAAAGCCTTCGAATTGGGTCTGTCCATTGAGAGTTGGAAAAAAACGTAATCGTATAACTATTACCCTTTTCAGTATTAGCTATAAGGATACAATCGTGGCAGGTAACTCGACAAGGGAGGGGGTGATCCGTTCTGGCGGTTAAATCCGCGACGGGTTAGGCCCCCATCGGGCGCCGCGCCTCCGGGGAGTGCAGGCCCCGGGGGCAGCCCGCCAAGCGCGGTAGTTTTCGTTCGTGGCAAAAGAAAAAATCTTCATGGGGCTGGATTTGTCCCTCTCGTCCACGGGGTGGTCCGTGCGAGATTCCCGGGGCGCAATAATCCCGAAGAGCAGGGGCACGCAGAGGCTGATCGACATATCAACCACCGTGATGGAGCTCGTCCGCTTTCACCGCGTGACCGCCGTCGTCCTGGAGGGCTACGCTTTCGCCGCCCGCTCTGGCCAGGCGTTCTCGATCGGCGAGCTCGGCGGGGTCGTGAGGTACGTCCTCTGCTCCGCCAACATACCCTTCGTTGAGGTGGCGCCGACGACGAGGGCCAAATTCGCCACGGGAAAGGGCAACTCCTCGAAGAGCGAGGTCGTTTCCGCCGTATCGGCCAGGACGGGGATTGCGTGGGTCGGTCCCGGAGCCGACGACATGTGCGACGCATGGATACTGGAGGAAATGGCATTGATTAGGCACGGCGAGGCAAGGTACGATTGGCCCGAGGCAAGCCGAGCCGTCGCCGACGGAGTCGACTGGTCGCCCGTTGACAACTACGAAGGAAGGTGCAGTGACTCGCAGTACTCCGATTAGCCAGGTTGAAGTCGAGGAGGAACTCCTTCGTCTGATGGAACTCCTCGAGGGCGAGACCGAGGCCTTTGAGACGCTCTCCATGGACTCAGCAAAGAAGGAGGCCAAGTACAAGGCGAACTGGGCGAAGTCGTACCTGGCCGCCAAGGGTTCCATCAAGGAGCGCGAGGCCTGGGCCGACTACCAGATGAACGACGAGAACTACGACTACAAGATCTCCGAGGCCCTCGTCAAGGCGAAGAGGGAGAAGCTGCTGTCGCTGAGAACCTCAATCGACGCGCTCAGGACGCTGAACGCAAACGTCAGGGCACAAGTGTGAGCGACGAAAACAACGACGACGGGAACATCCACCCCTCCCTCGCTGGTCTCGCCGTCAGCATCGACCTGCTCAGGCCGATGGAGAAGAACCCGCGCATCGGCAACGTCGAGTCAATCGTCGCCTCCTACAGGGAGTTCGGACAAATAAAGCCGATAGTAGTCATGCCCGCCGGGGACGGAAAGTATTCCGTGATAGCCGGCAATCACCAGCTGATCGCCGCCAAGAAGCTGGGATGGAAAAAAATAGCGGCGATCGTTTACGACGTAGACGAAAGTCGCGGCCATGCGTTCGCCCTCGCCGACAACAGGACGACGGAGCTGGGAAACACCGACCAGCAGGTCGTGCTAGATCTCATATCGGAGATCTCCTCGGACTACCCGGACCTGCTTCTCGGTCTCGGCTGGGACGAGTTCGAGGTCGCCTCCATAAACATGGACATCATCACCAACGAGAGGAACGACAACCGGGGCGGGTACACGCCGGCCGTGATAGTCAACCCGTTCCAGACCGCAGACGACGAACGGATCGTCGAGACGAAAAACCAAAACGACGAAATTGACTACGTCGCGACGGACTCGGTTGACAAGGAGGAGGCGATCACGAGGGGAAGCACGGCGGTCGGCGTCAAGGGCGGGGAGAGGGCGATAGTGCAGTACACGCTCGTGTTCGACGACACCGTGCAACAAAAGAGATGGTACGACTTCATCAGGTACCTGAGGAACGACCCCGCATACGTCGGCGATACCACGGCATCCAAGCTGATCGACTTCATAAACACGAACGCGGAGTTCTGATGCCGCGCAAGCGCCTCTACCTTGACATGACCTGCGTGGACGCGGCGAGAAAGAGGATCAGGCACGTCTACGACACGTTCGACACGGTCTGCGTGCAGTTCTCCGGGGGCAAGGACTCGACGGCCGTGCTCCACCTCGCCAAGGAGTTGCACGAGGAGCGCGGTCTCGGCCCCGTCAGGGCGATATTCAGGGACGAGGAGATGGTCAGTCCGATGGTCATAGATTTCGTGGAGAAGGTCAGGAACTACGACTGGGTGGAGATGGAGTGGTACTGCCTCTCCGTCGGGGTTGAGGTGTGGTCGATGGGCAAGAGAACGACCGAGATGACCTGGTCCGGGTTGAGGGAGAAGGAGGGTCGTCTCGTCAGGCCGATGCCGAAATTCGCCATAAACGCGGAATCGTTCGGGCTGAGCAGGGACAAGGACATGGGGGACACCGACTATTGGACCATGCAGGGCAAGAAGGGGAGGACGGCCTTCCTGACGGGCGTGAGGGCGAACGAATCCATGGTCAGGTACAGGTCCCTCGTCCAGAAGCTTCACGAGAACTACATCGTCGCACCGTACAAGGCGCCCAGGAACCTCCCGATGAGGTTTGCGAAGATAATCTACGACTGGACGAGCGACGACGTGCTCAGGTTCGTCGCCGAGGAGCACGGCGCGGAGTACTGCGAGTACTACGACGTCGCCGCGATGACCGGATCGAACACGAGGGTCGGCATACCCCTGTACTGCGTGGCGGCGAGGAGGATGGGCGATCTCATGGTCACCGAACCATTCTTCTTCGACCAGCTGCAGAGGGTTTGGCCGATGATCGACGCCCAGCGGAGGCTGTGGGCCGACTACGACGTCGAGAAGCTGATCATGGGCTACGCCCGCTACGGTTGGGACGGGGTGAAGGCATGCATAGACGATCACATGATGAGCGAGTCGGACCGTCACTACGCAAAGGCGTTCTGCGCGAAGTTCAGGATGAAGATGCGAAACGACCCGAAGAGCTACCCGATCCACTGGTTGATCCGGACATTGTTGCTGAACGAGTTCACCGCCGCCTCCCCGACGCCGATGGGACCGGGCACGAAAGCCTTCGGAATAGCGAAGAGGGAGAACGCGGAGGAGAGCGATGAGTGAGGGTCGGCACGAGAAGCTGGAACCGAGCGTCCTGAGGAGCGCCCCGTGGCGCACCACCTACATAGTCAAACCCGATTTGAGCCTGCTGGCCACCTCGCTGCACAGGTACGGGTGGATCTTCCCGATCGTCGCATGCGGCAAGGCCGAGGACGGGGGGCTTCTGGTGGTCGACGGTCACGAGAGGCTCGCGCTCGCAAGTGCGACGCCGCAACTCATGATCGAGGGTCGCTTCGTCCCCGTCGTCGTTTTCCCGAACCTGTCCGAGACCGAGGCAATGATCATGCACGTCACCCTGAACAGGGCGAGGGGCCAGGTCATGAACGCAAGGCTCTCGCACGTGGTCAGGACCATAATCAAGTCGGGCGCCCACAGCAGGGAATCCCTGATGCTGACCCTCGGCATGACCACCGACGAGTTCCAGGTCCTGCTGGACGGGTCGCTGGTCAAAATGAGGAAGGTCGCCGAGCACTCGTACTCCAAGGCGTGGATCCCGATAGAGGCGAGTCACGACGAGAGGGCACAGTTCGAGAGGCCACCGAACCCAGACAGGTAGCCGTTCCGACCGAGAGGTCTCTCTTGCTGTAAAATTTGCGTAACCCAACAACTGGAGAGCGCAATGCCCCCTAAGAAAACCAAGGCTGTCGAGCTCAGCCCTTCGTCACCGATGGCTCAAGCGAGGCTCGCGGCGGAGCTAAGGCGAGTGCTGGCCGAGCAGCGGGCGCAGGGAACCATTCTTCCGTCCACGCTTCCGCCAGTGGCGCTCCCCCCAATCAGGGCAAACGAAACGACGGCCTCGGCAATCAACAGGGCGGTGGAAGCCTCAATCCCGCCGGCGACGACCCCGGCAGAGCAAACCGCCCGCCCCGGACTGATACGAAGGGCGATCAGGGCCGTCACGAACAGATTCGCCGAAGCATTGCGCAACGCCGGTTCGAGGAACCGAAGGAGACGGGGCGACGACGACGCCAGGGAGTAAAAAACGGACATGATCGTAACGGTCGCCGAATTGAAAACCTTCATGGACATCAGCCTGACGAACAGGCAGACGGACGCAGCGGAGATGATCCTCGAGGGCCTGCAGGGCGAGCTTGAGGCATACCTGGGTCGCCCCGTGTCCGTGGACGACTTCGTGGAGGACCACGTCACCTCGTCGTACGAGTTCGGCGTTCCGAGCGATTCGGGGTACATGTACGACAGGAGTCTCGACACGACGGGCGATCCGATCCGTCACATGATCAGGGGTCCGATAATGATCGCCCTCCGCAACTCCCCCGTCGCCGCGGTGACGCGCGTCAGCATCCGCAGCTCGTCGATGCCACCCAGGAACCTGGCCGAGGCGATGCGCAGGGACGCGACCGTCACCGGTGCATCGGTCAGCGGGGCGAACGTCGTCTACACCGCGGACAACGACTTCGTGGTCGGCCAGTACCTCAGGATCCACGGGGCGAGCCCGGGCAATTTCAACCTGCAGAACAAGCAGATACTCTCCGTCACCGACACGACGTTCACCGTCGCGCACGACGTCGCCGGGCAGACCTACGCCAGCGGCGGGTCGGTCGAGGCGACAGGCTCCGACTACAAGGTCCTCCCGTGGGGTCTCGAGGTGTACGCCGCCTTCCCGAACGACGTGCTCACGGTCGAGTACTCGGGCGGTCTCGACGGGTCGCAGCTAAAGGTCCTGAAGCTCATGATCCTGAGGGCGGCGACGAGGGAGATGCAGAACATGCACGACGACACCGTGGGCGTGAAGGACCTTACGACGCGCGGGGTGTCAACCCTTGAGACCGGATTCCTCGAGAAGGAACTGCTGGCGCTCAAGAGCTTCAGGCGCAGGAGGATCGCCAAGTAATGGTCGACGAATTGTTTCCGCGGAGGAAGCAAATAAAGAGGACTCGCAAGAGCACCGGGGACAAGGTGAGGGAGGCCGCCCCGATTGACACGACCGGCCGCGACTTCGTCCGGACCTCCGGGGTCAGGGGCAAGGGGGTCAGCCTCGGCATAGACGTCAAGGTGAACCACAAGAGCTACGCGAAGACGGTCAAGTCAATAAGGATGCTCGAGAAGAGAATCCACAAGATGGGCGACGATCGCACCAGCAGCTCCAACCCGACGCTCACGCACTTCGCCGGCGTCTACACCATGATGGCCAAGATGTACGGGCGCGCGCAGGTTTGCGTTCCGCCCACGATCACGATCATAAAGCCGCAGGTGGCGCTGATGTTCGCCGAGAACTTCCTGAGCAACGGTCTCCCATCTGGCGGCTGGGCGCCATTGAGCCCGGCCTACGGCGCGTGGAAGGCGCTGAGATACCCGGGCAAACCCACAATGCAGGCGACCGGTCGGCTCTTCGAGAGCCTGACGACAGGGCTGAGCACGGACAAGATAACGGACGACTCCGTTGAGTTCGGCAACAAGGTCAGGTACTCGACGTGGCACCAGTACGGAACGACGAAGATGCCGATGCGTAGGCTGGTCTTTGAGCGGCCCGGCTTCGCGAAGGCGGTCGGCAGCGTGTTCGCCAAGTACGTCGCCAATCACGGCGTGAGCGGTCTGGAACTGAGATGACGGAGACGCTCGCTTTTGAGGCGATGTACGGACCGCAGTTCGCGAAACAGTTCGTCAACGACTACCTGAAAGTGGAGATTCCGAGGAGACTCATCAAGTACAGGAACTACTGGGGGGCCTCCAACGACGAGATGCCGGACCCCGCCGAGTACCTGGACTACGAACCGGCGACGATGGACGTCTGGCCGATGGTAATCACCGTCTCGTTGTCCGGTCGCGGATTCACGAGGGTCGGTCACATGAGGTACGGCGACCCCGAGTACGAGGTGTCCTACAACATGAGGACCTACGTGTGGGCCAGGACGGAGGGGGAGAAGTCCGTCACGGTGATGAGGGACAGGCTCATCGTCGTGGTCCGCTCCGCCCTCATGGATCATCCGTGCCTGAAAAGGAGGAATCCGGAGAGGCAGGCGGTGATTGACGAGTCGACGATCAGCGAGGAGTACTCAGAACTGACGCTGCTGAAGGGCGACCGTTACCTCGCCGGAGCCTACGTCGGTTACGAGCTGAAAATAGAGGAGCCCATAGTCCGGGAGAAGATCGCGGACTACGTCGGCACGGACCTAGGGGTGGAAAGTGTAAAATTGACCGACGGCATCCCCGACCCGGAGGACTAAATGGAAAAATTCATCTTGATCTCAGGATCAGACGGCCCAGACCAGACAGACATTCCATCGTCACACGTGGTGGTTCGCAACGTCACTTCGATCACGGTCAGAGTCACCGATGACGGGCACCGGCTCAACCCCGGGGAGCAGGCGTACGTCCAGAAAAACTCCAAGGCGCTCGAGAGGGCCGTGTCCAGGGGCAACGTGGCCGTCCTGGACGGAGGTATCAAATCAGAGCAGGCCGAGAAGAAGCAGAAAAAGAAGGCCGACCCAAAAGACAAAGCTTCGGCAGGGGATACTGCTGCCCGCGCGGATTCTGAGACCAGCGAGGTCGCCCAGCAGGAGCAACCCGCCGATCCAGCTCCGCAAACCGCACCCGAACACAACGAGACTACCGAGAAAAATGACTAATTCAAAAACGTGTAGTTTGAAAAGCAGTCGGAATGCTATCATTCCTATTGAGCAAAACCCCCACAACGGAGGATCGTAAATGCCTGGAATAGTCTTATCGACGTCGGTGGTAACCGGCCCGTCGTCACTCACCGTTTCGCCGACATCCACCCTATTCGTCGCCGGGGTAACGACCCGCGGACCGGAGGGGAAGGCATTTCTCGTCCAGAGTCTCGCCGAATTCGAGGACATCTACGGCGGTTACACCGCAACGGGGTACGTCCACCAAACCCTCCAGACCTTCTTTGAGGAAGGTGGCTCCAGGGCTTATGTGTCGAGGGCAATCGGCACTGGCGCGGCCGCGGCGACGGCAAACTTGAACAACGCCGCCGCGACGCCCGCGGCCGTCCTCGCCCTCACCGCATCTGGCGAGGGAGAATGGGCGAACACACAGCTCAAGGCCGAGGTGACGCAACCGACGGCCGGCTCCACCTTCAGGATCAGAATCCTCCTGGACGACGTGGTCGTCTACTCGACCCCGGTGCTCACGAACCAATCCGACGCCGTTGAGGAAATCAACAACAGCGAAGTCGCCTCACTGTACGTGACGGCTGCTGCCGGCGCCGGCACGGGAATTCCAGCCGTGGCGGCCAGTGTTTCGTTCTCGGGCGGCTTGGCCGGCGCGGCCCCGACCGACGCGCAGGTGGCATCGGCGCTCGACTACTTCGTGAGGACGCTCGGCACGGGCTCCGTTTGCACCCCCGGGGTCTACGGCGAGGACACGTGGGAAGCGCTCATGGAGCACGCCGCCGAGAACTCGAGGATAGCTATCCTCGGCTTCGACAGGGACGAAGACATCGACGACGTGATCGATACGGCCGGGGACCTCGCCGGACACACTGGCGCGGAGTTCTCCGCCTGGTACTACCCGTGGATCAAGGTCGAGAGGAACGGCCTGATGCTCTCCAGCCCGTGCGAGGGTTACGTCGCCGGCAAGAGAGCCAAGCTGCACAACGAGAAAGGTCCGTGGACGGCTTACGCAGGCATCTCCACGAACGCCGACTTCGCCAAGGGCACCTTCGCGACTCTCACCAACGCCGACGCGAACGCCCTGAACGACGGTTACGTGAACCCGATCAGGGTCATCAACGGAGACATCAGGATCTACGGAGCGAGGTCCGCGTCCTCGGACACGGACAACTACAGGTTCATCACGGCCAAGGAACTGGTCAACTACGTCATCTCGCAGGCGGAGGCAAGGCTCGAACGGCTCGTCTTCAGCGTCATAGACGGCAGGGGGACGCTGTTCGGGGAGGTCAAGGCGACGCTGGTCGGAATCCTCGAGCCACTTTCTCAGGCTGGAGCCCTCTACCCGAGCTACACGGATAGCGGAAAATTGATCGACCCTGGATACAAGGTGACGGTCAACGAACAACTCAACCCGGTGACACAGCTGGCGACCGGCACGGTCAAGGCTCGCGTCGGATTGAGGGTCTCGTCGCTCGGTGAAACGATTGAGGTCGAGATCAGCAAGTCAAACCTTACCGCATCTCTGGCCTAATCGGAGGAAAAAAACATGGCAAAGTACACCCAACGGCAAATTCTGGCTAAGATCCAGCCGAGCAACACGCCGTCACCCTTCCCCGACATGGGCGAGTTCTTCGCCCAGGTCTCTGGCGGCGAAATCACGGCCGCGGTGGAGAAGATCTACGTCGGCGGGGAGAAGTTCCCGGAACTGCTCTGCGCCCCGTCCGAGGTCGGCGACGTCACGGTAACCCGTCACTACTCCGACGCGGACAGGCCCCAGCTCAACGTCCTCAGGCAGCACGTGGGCAGGGCCATCTACGACATCACCATCTACTACGCCAACTGCGACGTCGCCGATGCCAAGCCCGACAGGCAGTACACCAAGTGTCTGCTCGTCGGTCTCACCGAACCGGACGGGGACGCCTCGTCGGGAGCCCCGGCGACCTTCGCCATGACCTTCTCGGTCAACGGCAAGCCGACGGAGATGGTGTACACCTGATCCCGGGTCAGTAACAGGGGGTTGCGCCACGCGGCGCGGCGACGTGCTAGGTTTCCAACATGGACGAAATCACACCAGCAAACATGCAACCAACAAACGCTCAAGAACCAACCCTGCTCGACCAGCTCAAGGCCGTCATTGCCAAGAAGGTGGAGAGACCGAGGGTGTACATCGAGGTCCCCGAGCGACCCGGCGTCAAGCTGCTCGTCAGCCCGAACCTAACGCAAGCCCAGATCCGCAACTGGCAGAAGCAGTGCGGCAGCGAGACACAGAAGGGTCTCGACGCGACCAAGTTCGCCTGCACCGTCGTCGCCCACTCGACCAAGGGCGTCTTCCTGCAGGGCGAGGAGGTCCTCGACGACTCGTGGCCGGTCGGGTTCGCATCCAAGCCGATCCTGGAGATGACGGGCACCGACAAGGCGATCCCGGACTGCGTGCAGAAATTCTTCGGCATCGACGCGCACGTCGAGGCCGCCGCGCTGGCGATCATCGACGCCTGCGGTTTCGGCGACACGATCCAGGCTGAGTCAACGGAAAACCCTACGAAGAACTAATCGAGGAGTTGTCGGAAGACAACCGCGTCGTAGCCGCCGCTCGATTAGGGGAGCTATGGGGTACGGACCCCGTCAGGTTGCTTGACTCCCCGCTGCACGAGTGGCTGGTCAGATACGCCTGTGCTAAAGTTATATCTGCGGACCGCGAGAGGGAACGAAAAGAAGCGGATAACTCTGGCTAGTCCGGGAAGCCCGATTGCTGGGAGCCGATCTTGCCCGACGAAATAGTCACAATACGCATAGATTTCGAGGCGAACCGCCGCGACATGGCGCAGGTCCTCGCCGAGATACAGGCGTTCTCCGAGGCTGCCGATCGCGCGAGCGAATCCGGCGACAGGTTCAGGGAATCGACGAGGCGGATGTCGAGGACGGCCAGGGAAGCCGACGAGCCGATGGCCGCGATGAGGAAGAGATTCTCGGCGCTGGACAACTCCGGCAAGAGACTCCAGAAGAACCTTACCGCGGGCGCGAGGGTGATGGGTTTTTTCAAGAAGGCGGCGAGACTGCTCTTCTTCCAATTGATCGCCCTCGCCGCCGAGTTCGTGATAACGGCGGCGACGCTCGCGTCGGTCAACCTGCTGTTCAAGACGGGCCAGATAGTGGCCAAGGGGTACAACCTCACCCTCGGAGCCGTCGGAGCCGCGCTGGCCACGGTGGCCGTGGCCGCGACGACTGCGGTGGCGGCGTTCAGGGAGTTCAACGCCGCGGCTTCGGCATGGCAGTACAAGGGCGCCAACGTCTACGGCTCGGCGACCGGGGCGGCGGCGGCCGCGATGAGGGGACTGTACACCGACACCAACCTCGCGACGATGGGCGTCACGAACCTGACGCAGGCGTACAAGGCGATGTCCCAGCAGGGCAGGGTCACCGGGGCGCAGACCAAGGCGCTGTCCGGCGCCATGGACTTCACCGCCAGGTCGCAGGACCAGGGCAAGTCGTTCCAGGCGATGGCGAACTTCGTCGCGATACTGCAGAAGGAGGGCAAGGTCACCGGCAAGGCGAGCACGGCGGCGTCGGGGGTCAGCAAGGAGTTCGCGGAGGCGATAAAGAAGTCGAAGGGCAAGGACGCGGCGAGCATCATGGCGTCCATGGCGAGCGGCAAGCTCGCCCAGCAGGCGGGCGTCAGCGGCGAGTTCGGGTCGATGAAGGGGACACTCGTCGCGCAGTTCAAGCAGATAACCGTCGCCCTCGCGACGGACATGGCCGACTTCGGAGAACAGTTCCTCAACGACACCCGCGAGGTGCTCGACGGTCTATTCAAGAACGTGCGCAACGTGCTGGCGAGGCTGGCGCCGGAGTTCACCTATTTCGGCAAGAACAAGCTGTTCCCGGCGATAACGACGATAGGCAACGCGCTCGAGAAATTCTCCGTCACCCTCGTCAGGAAGTACCTGCCGATGCTGTTCGGAGCCTCGGAGTGGTTCAAGAGGACGTCGGCGTCGTTCATGAAGTCGTTCAACCAGTTCAAGAACTCGCTCGAGAAGTTCCGCGAGGGGTCGCGCATAATCAGCGAGACCTTCAAGGGCCCGCTGCTCGCCATTTTCAGGATCTTCGGCAGGAACGCCGAGTCCCTCGGCTACCTCGCCGAGGACAACGAGGAGCAGTTCAAGGCCTGGGGGAGCGCGCTGGAGAACCTGATATTCGCAATCGGCGACTGGTTCGGCGCGCTCAAGGTGGCGTTCACCGAGGCGCTGCCCGTGCTCACCTCGATCGTGAACATCCTCACCAAACTGATCAACGGGATGGCGTCACTCGTGAGGGGAATCGGAACGTTCAAACTGGGGGGCGGCGAGGGGTTCCTCGGCATGGGCGGATCCGGCGGCGGACCCAGCGGAACGGTCGGAGGCGGTCTCGGACCGGGCATCGGCTCGCTATTCACCCTCGGCCTGCTGTTCGGCGGGTTCAAGGGAAGCAGGACGGCCTACAGGATGCGCAGGCGCGGCGGCGGAACGGTCAAGGACCTGACGAACCAGGCATCGGTCTACGGGGCGCGCAATTCCCCACGGAGCATTTTCGGCGGCATCCCGGCGATGTTCTCGAGGTCAAGGTACTCGGGTAACGCCGCCACCATGAGGCTGACCCCCGCCGAGGTCGCGGCCAACGTGGCCTACGTCCAGAACATGAAGGACGCGGGAAGGTCGTACCACGACCCGGGCGTATTCCCTCGCGACAGAACCTTGGTCAAGGGTGCGGAGATGATGGGCCTCGGGAAAAACGTGATGACGTTCTCGAGAAACGGCTTCGAGAGGACCGGTTTCGCCGACGCGAAAGCTTACCGAGCCTACATGACAGACCATCGGGCATTCAACGTTGGGGGTCGTGGGGACCTCAACTCGGTGCAGCTGAAGAGAAGCTTGGATGCAGCCGAACAAAATGCCCGAAACACCTACGCCAGGGGCGGTGCGGCGGGGTTCGCGATGCTCTCCGCGGACAAGCAAGCCAAGATTATTGCGGCGGCACAGACCCCCATCGTCGAGCAGCACATGAAAATGCGGAACGCCCAGAGGGACCTCATGTACGGGAAGGGCACCCTCAGGGAGTTCCTGCGTGGTGGCACCGTACAGGGGTCCTTCGACGGCGTGAGCACGGCTTCCGTCCAGAGGGAGGGAATTTTCAAGACCCTCAGCGGCAAGACGATGGCGCGCGATTTGGATCAGGCGCGACTAGCCGCTGGGGGCGCCGCCATGGGGTTGGGACATTTGGCTGCCTTTCAAGCCACCGACCTGCAGAAGGCGAGGTTGACGGCTTTCAACGAATTCATCGAGAAGGACAGGCAGGGCCAGGGAAAGTACGTCGACAAGGAAACCGGCGAATTAAAGAACAAAAGGGCGGCGGAACGGGCGTTCGCGAGGGAGCAGTTCAAGGGTCGCACCGGCGCCATGTTCAAGGGCACGGGCGAGGCCGCCCAGGCGAGCATGCGCAAAACGTTCAACCCGATGATGGGGTTGATGGGCGGCATGCTCCTTTCCACGGGGGTGACGAGCAAAATCGGCGACAAGGACATGCAGTCGGCGGCCAACAACGCCCTCGGAGTGGGGGCGATGTTCGGAGCCCGAGGAATGGGAATCGCCGCCGGTCTGACGCTGATGAAATCGACCAGCTCCTCCAAGTCCGCAATGGGCGGGGCGCTCGCCGGCGCCGCAGTCGGAAAGACGATCAGCGACGCGCTCGCCCCCGTCCTTGGACCTGCCGGTCCGCTCGCCAAGGCCGCGATCATCGGTGGCTCCGCGCTGGTCGGTGGCATAGCCGGCTTCTTCAGGGCGCAGGGCAACCGCGAGAAGGAGGCCAGAAAGATCGGTGCCGGCATCGGCGAAAGAATGAGCGGTCAGATCGTCGCGGCCATGGTCGGCGCGAGGGTGGACCCGAAAACGGGCAGGTTGGTCCAGACCAAGGGTGGTAGCAGCTTCCAGAGAGGGATCAGCCAGATCGACAAGCACCAGAAGAGGGTCGGTGAAATGGGCATAGGAACCCTCGTCGCGGGCCAACAAAAAATAAAGGGTATGTACAACCAACCCGGCTCCGCCTACCAAATGAACCTGGACCTGAACGCCACCAGATCCCAAATTCTCGAGGGAATGAAGAACACCGGCGTGATGTTGAAGTCGGATTACAAGAAGATGCAGGAGTATCTGAAGCAGGCAAGGGGTGGCGACACCGGGGCGATGGACAGTTTTGACGCCTTTGTGACGGGGTTCCAGGAGGAAAATCTCGGATTCAGGATCAACTCGGCGGGCGAAAAGGTCGCCAACACCAAGATACGAAGGGCCGAAGACTTCTT